TATGTTTGGTCAGATAACAACACGTTACGTGGTTACAATGCGGCGGTTTCTAATCAAGTTCCATCAAACCTCACTAAAGGTTCATCTTCAACTTGTTCAGCAATCGTTTACGGTAATTGGAAAGATTTGATTATTGGTACTTGGGGTGGCATTGATATTAACGTTGACACATCAACGGGATCATCAAGCGGCACGGTCAGAGTCGTTGCGCTTCAAGATGTTGATATTGGAATTCGTCACGCAGAGTCATTTGCTGCAATGAAAGACGCAACCACTTAATAATATGTTTTTGAGTGTTGAGCAATCGGCACTCATTATCAAAACAATAAATTATGAAAATTAAATTATTAATATCAGTCGGCATTGACGGTAAATCCTTTGCAAAAGGTGAAACGGTCGAAGTCGCAACCAAATTAGCAGCCAAGTTGATTGACACTAATAAAGCAGTGGAATCAAAGGCAAAAAAAAAGGCGAAGAAGTAAAAGATGTTTGCAGAAGATTTATCAGCTTTTTTTTCCAACGATGAGATGGCAGATAATGCCACTATCGGATCAAACACGGTCGTTGGTATTTTTGAAAATCAATTTTTTGAAGTGCATGGGATTGAGGGATTAAGGCCGACTTTTACTTGTGATGAGTCGGAAGTTTCATCCATTGATCATGGCGATGCATTAACCATTAAATCCACTTCTTATGAAGTGGTTGGCATTCATCCAGATGGCACTGGTGTGACAACGTTAATACTTGAGCAACAATAATGGCACACGTTAGACAATTAATACGCGACAAAATTAAATCTCTTTTAACTGGTTTAACCACCACGGGATCACGCGTTTATACCAGTCGAGTTTATAACCACAAGGCATTGCCGGCGTTGGCCATTTATACGCATGATGAGCAATCCAGCGATGATCTGGAAAATGTTACATTTGGAGAGACCACTCAACACCGTTTGTTGAATATTGTGGTTGAAGCAAGGGCAAAAGCCACTGCAAATCTGGATAAAACGTTAGACACGATTTCAGCAGAAGTTGAAACGGCACTATTTGCAGATACAACACTTGGTGATAAGTGCAAATATTTTGAGTTTAATGGCTTAGAGGTCGAATTATCTGGTGAAAGTGATCAACCAGTTGGTTTGATGATTATGCGATTTTCTGCTCTATATAGAGTAGATAAAACAGATGTTACAACCTTAATCAATTAGGAGAAAAATAAATGGCAACAATTAAAGGATATAACGGGTCTTTGAGAGACTCATCAGGCAACACAATTGGCGAACTAACCGCCTTCACTTTGAATATCTCTCAAAACAATGAGCAGGTCAATTCATTTGGCAATTCGTGGACACAAACAATCGCAACCACGAAAGGCTGGACAGTTGACGGATCGGGTAATTATGATCCAGATGATACCTATCAAACTGCAATTGTCACCGAAGTGCTTACAGGTGATTCATCTTATGGAATTACAGTCAGAGCAGAAGGTGATACAACTGGCGACGATGAATTTACTGGCACGATTACCATTAACGAGGTAAGCATTGAAGCAAGCGCAGATGGTCTGATTGCGTTTAGTTTTTCAGCAGATGGTGATGGTACTTTAACAAAAGGCACAGTTTCATAATGGCCTTTAAGGCGATTGATCGCAATGAGATAATTGAAGTGGTGTCAGTTGATGATCCGTCAATTGATCATGCTAATTCTGATGTGGAATCTTACAAGGAATCACATGACATGAAGCATTTGAGCTTTTTGGATGGTGAAGCACCGACTGTTTTTCATGTGGGTACTATTTCTTTCATGAAATTTTCAGAAATAAAAGATAAGCACATCACGTTTGATTTAGGCAGTGAAGGTCAGGAGATCAAAACAAACTTGTTTGGGTTGACAGCCGATGCCCTGCGATATTCGCTTAAAAAAGCCGACAATTTGCCGTTTTCGTTAAAAATAGAACGTGGCAGGATGTCAAGCACAACGATGGATAAATTGGCCAGATTGGGCATTGTTGAGGAACTAGGCAATATTGCTTTGAACGTCAACGGCTTTGGAGATGACGACGAAAAAAAATTGTAGGCGCAATCATACAATCAGAGCTGCAATATGACTGCGCAACATGTTCTGATCATGATAAGGATGTACGAGGATGTAGTCTAAACGCGCGCACAATTGTCATGGCGCATGGGGTCAAAGGATATGCAACGAGATGCCCAGTGATTGATGCTTTTGAAGTTGGTGATTATTTCAGAATTTTTAAATACTGGCAGAAAGAACAATACCCGAACACAGGCACATGGGCGCAACAGCCAAATAAACTGGTTTTAATGATGGAGGCAATAGATGACAACACAACGAATGCAAATACTGATTAGTGCTAGAGATAAGGCCGGCAAAGTTATTCATAAACTCAGGCGCGGACTCAAGAAGTTAGGAAAAGTTGCAAAGAAAGTTGGTCGCGGTATGGGTAGAGCCTTTAAAGGGGTTGCAGGCGCATTATTTAACATCAAAACCGCTGTTCTAGTTCTTGCCGGTGCTGCTGGTATGGGCGCACTTGCAAAATCCATCATTGCCACTGGTTCTGAGTTTGAAGATTATAAAGCTACACTTAAAACCGTTCTAGGCTCTCAAGAAAAAGCAAATAAGTCTTTCGATTGGTTGCAAGACTTCGCGAAAAAGACACCATTTGCAATCAACACATTAACTGAGTCTTTTGTAAAGTTGGCCGCTTATGGTATTGACGGCACGAAATCATTGAGAAGCTTAGGCGATGCCGCCGCTGCTATGGGTAAAGATGTTTTAATGTCAGTGGAAGCTCTGGCAGATGCCCAAACAGGTGAGTTTGAGCGCTTGAAAGAGTTCGGCATTAAAGCCATTCAAATTACCAAAGCAAATGCAACTCGTATGGGTGCAACTCTCATGGATGTTGGAAAAACTGCTCTAGCATTCACCGACAAGATGGGCAAAGAAGCATTCAAGATAATTGATCGAAATAATCGTAAACAAGTAACCAGCACCATTCAATCTATTTGGAATGATAAATATGAAGGTGCGATGGTAGAACGATCTAAAACCTTATCTGGTATTTTGAATAATATGGGTGATGATTGGACAACCTTCAAAGATAGGGTTGCGCAAGATGTATTACCACTCCTGAAAAAGCGATTAAAACAATTCAGTGATGCAGTTACTAAATATTTCCTAGAATCTGGCGGTGCTGCTGAGGGTTGGCAAAAGATGCTTGCAATATCAATGAAATCTGGCACTGAATATATCACGGGATTCACAGCATCATTGTTCAATGAAGCATACAATCAAGGCTTAGTTTTTAAAGGCATGACTGATGATTCTGCTGCTTGGAAAAAGAAAGGTCAAGAGCATGCAGATCTAATAATTAATAAGTTTAAGATGTTAAGTGTTTGGATGAGAACAGATGGAAAGTTAATGTGGGAAGGTATCAAACGGGGTGCAAGTAGTATGTTGACGGTTCTTAATGCCGTAGCAACAGCGATCGATGGAGTAATTCTAGGATTACGCACATTGAATAAATTTGGATACAATATTGGCGTTGGGATTGGCAATACTGAGCAAAACATAAAAGACCACAGCAAAAATCAACAATTAAATAATCAACAATCTAGTTCGCCAAATATTACTAATATTTATACACAAAATTCCAAGCATGGCGTTGATAATGCCTTAAATAGTCGTGGCAATATGTCATTGCAGGTTGGCCGTTCAATGATGGGGCTGGCATAATGAGATTTGATCACCCAACAGTCTCAGGTGCTGCAACTTCTCTGGCGTTTACAAACAACCCAGAGTCACCCTATGAGCGCAACGTAATCAAGCACAATTCAAGCGTTCAGATGGAAGATGGCACAATGTATGTCTATTCAAGAAGTGTTACTAATTATCGATATGCAATATCCGTAGTATTAACAACTGAAAGTGAGCGAGATTCTTTAGAGTCGTTCTATGATTCAACTGTTAATGGTGCTGAAAAAACTTTTGAATATACTGATCCTTATGGTGATGTTTACACCGTGCGCTTCGATGAAAATTTGCGAATTAGTGAAATATTTAAAGATCGTTTTTATCGCGCATCTTTCACCTTGTTGCAGACTGCATAAATGCGAACATTTGGCTCAGGGTTTCAATCAAAACTCAATTCCACATCATTCAACCCCGTTGTTTTTGTTGAATATGAGTTAAAGGAATACATCTCAGGAAGTGAGCCGAACACCGGCACGCCAATTAATACAACTTACAGATGGTCAGAACGTGCCATCACTTACTCTGGCAATACATACACTGCTAGATTAATTTCAACAACAAATTTAAAACAAAAGCTGGATGATTCGCAACAGGTATTTGGCGAGATGTCATTGCAGGTTGCAAACAATATTGATCAATTAGTGTCAATCATTCAGGCCGGCATGAAATGCACGGTCTATCTTGGATTTGAAGATTCAATTGGATCTGGAACTGTAACAGATGCGGAAATCATGTTCATTGGTACGGTTGAGGGTTCGATAGAATATACAGAGGATTCAGTTTCATTCAATTTGCAGGATTATGCATATAGCTATGATCGACAAATTCCCAATCTTATTACTGATGCGAATTATCCAGCAGCAGGACGTGAAGATGTATCAATGCCAATGCCAATTATTATGGGCAGGGCAAAAGATCATGTTTGCCGTTCGGTAACGGGTCATTTTACAACCTTTTTGGCTAAATCTATTTATCCAACTTGGGCATATTCTTGGGTGGTTACTCAGGGAAATATTAAAGGCAAATTTAACCAAACTACTGAGCAATTATTATCTTCAACTGCTGGTGGTTATTGGTTCGCTTATAGTTATGACACCGATATTGGCTTAAATGCAACCTGCGAAACCGCTGGCACTGGTTTGGTGGTTAAGCCGGCAAAAGGTAGTTCGATTGATCGGGTGTTTAGAACTAACACCTTGACCTGGGATCTGCCCTTTCATGCTGAACATTTTAGTGAAATAATTGTTGCAATTGATAATTGGTCTGCTGGTTACTTTTACGTTGACGGTGATTTTGTAAACCACGACAATCCCAAAGATGTTTGGGGTTATAGAGATTTTGAAGGCACTAAAGTGAGTTATGCTTTGGAGTCTGGATATTATCACAGCTTCACGCTTAAAACCAATGATGCCCCTGTACATTCATTAGATATTGTTGTTTCGCCAGATTTTGATGGCACGGTTGAATTATACCGAGTTGCGGAATATGACCAAACAGCAACGGATGATTATATATATGTGTCAGATGATATATCGCACTGGTACAGAGGCAGCGTAATTACAAATCAAACCACAAATGAAACTGAGGTAGATTTAACGATTGTTATTGAAACAACAGTTGGTGCTGATGATAGTACATATTTTGCCGGTTTAAATAAAGGCGCAAAAGTCAAATCTACATTTGATGTTAAAAACATTGAACATATAACCTCAGGCAATAAAATTGTTGAATCAATTGATGGCTCAATTCATACTTCTTTAATTCACACAGATTATACTTTCAGAAACCACTCAATCGCTTGGTCTAATTATTTAACCGTGGGCGATTATGTGGCCATTACTGGATCTGGCAAAATCGGTGATTATGATGATTTCCCTAGCACATCTTCTGATGAGGGTGGCATTGCAACGATTGATGATACATCAACACTGGCTAAAATCACTGCTATCAATGGCGGCATTGTCACAATTGATGCTTTTTTAAATCCTGATTATTCAACAGTATCATCAAACACTTATTTAGTCACTTTTGCCACTTCGTTTGATTCTACAATTTCCTCAAGTTATGATAATTTTGAAGGCATTGGCTATTCAATAGGCCAATCAATCGAAGTCACTGATACACAATACAATGATGGCCTCTATACCATTACAAATGTGTCTGGTGGTGTCATTACAGTTGATGAGAGTTTAACATCAGAAACAGTGCCAGCCACTTTGGAAGGGTTTGGCGCGTTGACTAAAATTGATGAATTAGTAAGCTACAAACTAAGCGTTTATCCTCTGAATCTTTGGAAACTACAATTAACCACCCCAATAATGAACGGCTTTGGCGTGGGTGATGTTGTCAAACTAGAAAATGATTCTGATGAGGTTTTTATCATTGCAGATCATCCGGTAGAAAGAATTAGCAATATTAAGATTAACGGCATACCTTTTTATACAACAGAAACTAGCGAATCTTTAGTCTATACATTGAACAGCACCAGTTATTCCAAAGACGGCAAGGCGAGAGCATATTTATCAATCCCAAGTGAGGAAATAACAAACGTTGTTTCAAAAGCTTTGCAAATCGATGAGACCAATAAAAAGGTTTTAGATGATAGTTACACCAATGACGATATTTCAGTAACTGATCCCGGACACTCACACACATCTGGTGGCTCTGCTACCTATTCGCACCAAGTAGAAATTCACACTTCGTATTTTTACAATCAAGTCCAGCCAGAGGTTCGCATTGATAGCGGCTCATTTAGCACCACCATATATGGCAATCCATCCAATATAAACAATCCCATTTCGTTTACATCAAACTCGCCAGATGTTAATATTAGATTCGGTGCAACAATCGTGGGTGATTGGAACTGGTTTGTTGTTTTATACGCCACAGCATCTTTCATGCGTGTTGATAATGCGACTAGTGTTATAGTTTATGATTATCAATCAATAGGTCGGACACCGGCATTAAGTGGTGCTTTGATGAGTTCAAACTATCCAGCACCTGAAACCGGTTCACAAGTTGGAACATCAATTGCAGAGGTTGTAAAATCTGGCGATGCTGTTTCGCGCGGCGATAATGCAGACACTGGATATTTGTTTTTTTCTTCACCAATTTCAGTTGCTCAAGCACGTTCCAACCTTAGAATTACTTGTGATGTGATCGGCAATATTGATGGTTCTTCTGGTTACAAAATGCCACATCACCAGATCAAAGATTTGATTAATACATACGCCAAAAACCCTATTAATGGTACAGAGGGAAGCGCTGATATAGTTGAGTTTACAAATGAGTCTGAAATGGTTGCGGCTTTTTCTAAGGTATGGAATACACTGGACAACACCCAAACGGCCATTAATGTTTATCCGAAGATGCGCGAGTTGGTGCAAACTAATTCATCTGATGCTGATAATTTATCACCAAATGCAGATCTAGGCAATTCAATATTATCATCAAGCACTGAAACTGTAAATGGTATAGCGCCAAAACTTTACAATGAGAAAGGCATTCACTGCTTGGACTTCTCTATTAACAATCATAACCAACTGCGTGAGATTGTTGGCGAGATGTTGTTGCATTCAAATATGATCTTAAACTGGCGCAATGGTATCGCACATATTAAATATTTGGGTGATTCCCCTAGTGCAGATGATACTTTGAGCAATTCAGATATTATGATGAAAACAATGAGCCTTTCACGCTCTCCAGTATCTGATCTAGCGACTGATATCACCATCAATTTTGATCATGGTTATGGTGGATTTCATCGGAATTATCACTATGCAAAACAATCATGGAGTGGGGGCGTTTTAACTGAAACCCAACTTGATGCCACTCGCAAATATGGGTCTTATATTAGAGATAAATTTTTTAATTTACCGATGATTCGTGAACACGTAGCCGCTGAAATAATGGCAAAACGCTTTTATGATGAATACTCAGATGCAAAATTCCATGCAGGGTTCACAACCACGCTGAACAATCTGGCGATTGAAGCAGGGGATAACATAACAGTACCAATTCCAATACATCGAGACTCAAAGATGGATAAGGGTTTAGTCACAACAAAAAGTGTTCAATTTGGATCTGCTACAAGCAAACAAGCTGATTTGATCAACTTAGAAATTAGAGAAAATCACACAACATCTGGATATTACTTGAGCCTTACATTATGAGCGATGCTTTAACAATAACCGACTCAGCACCATCATTGGTTTTAAATGATGTTAATACACTATTTCACACTTTATCGGATGCGCTGATTGCCGATGATTCATCACTATCAATAGCAGTGCAGCCAGTATTGACCGACTCTATAGCCTTTAGCGCGACAATCGCTTTTGGCTTAGAGTTAAGCTTGTTCGGGAATTGCGCAGTTGATGATAATTTCCCACACATCACCGGCTTATTATTTGGCTTTGAGTCTATTAATGATAGCCTCACATACATTGACACCGTTGCATCTGGTGAAGAGCGCGATTCAGTATATGAAACTGGTGATTATGGTTCAAGTGATGTATTTGTTCACACAGATTTAGTTAATGTGGGAGTGTTTGAGTAATGCAATATGATTTGCCGAAATCTGGCGTTCATCACATATATTTTAAAGTTGCCCCAGATCATAAGATTGTTAAATGCCAAGCTGAACTGAAAGGCAAAAAAGCAACATTTCGTGCAGTGGTCAATCTTAATTATGCCGGTGAAACTTATTTTGAAGACACAGCCACCTTGCAAGATGGTGACTCGATTTATGCTGAACCAAAAGGTTTGGTTGTATTAAGAGGTGAAGCACAGCCAGCGGTAAATTTGGAAGGCTGGGACGGTCAATATATCCATTTAGCTGAATATGTTGATGGTGTTTTAATGTTATTTGTGAGCAGTGAGCCATGAAGATAATCAAAGCAAAAAAAGCCGAAAAAAAGGCTATTTCAAAAGAGAAACTAGAAAGGCAGATTGCAAGTGCCTTTCCTGTGAATGATGAAATGCGATTGATTAATTTAGGCATTAATGATTCAAAAAATGCTGAATATTTAGAATATAGAGCAAAGATTGAAGAATTGATTAAAGAATATAAATTGGGTTTTAAATAGGAAAAATTATGATTGAAAATATGAATATAAAAGGCAAGTTAAAAATTGAGGTTATCGGTAAAGATGGCACAATTAAACAAACGGTAGAAACACCAAATACGATTGTTACCTCAGGAAAAAACCTTGTTGCAACATTGGTTGCCGGATCTGGCACATCTTATACGCACATGGCAATTGGTACATCAAGCACTTCGGTGGCTGCAGGTGATACCACGCTTGGTAGTGAGGTCGGTAGGGTTGTTTTAACAAGTAAAGCGGTGACTAATAATGCGATTGATTTTATCGGTGATTTTCCAGCCGGTACTGGCACGGGCAGCATAGTTGAAGCGGGAATTTTGAATGCCTCATCCTCTGGAACGTTATTGAACCGATCAACCTTCTCTAGCATAACGAAAAGTGCGAGCGATGCTTTAAAAATCACTTGGCAAGTGACATTTGGATAAGGGGATAAATTATGGCAACAATTGTTACTCGCTCGGCAAAGGGCGTTCCATTAACGGCAACTGATCACGATAATAATGTCAATAATCTAAATACTGATAAGGTCGAAAGCCTATCTGATTTAAGTATCACGGCAACCTCAACTGAGTTAAATTATGTAGATGGTGTCACATCGGATATCCAAACACAACTTGATTCCAAAGTATCTGATACTGGTGGCACACTAACTGGCAACCTATCCCTTGGTGATAACGTCAAGGCACAGTTTGGTGCTAGTAATGATTTACAGATATATCACGATGTTGGTGGTGAAACTTACATTAAAGAGAGTGGTTCTGGTAATTTAAACATATTAGCTAATAATTTCTTTGTTAAGTCGGCAAGTGGTTCTACTAAATATATTGAAGTTAATCCATCAAGCAGCGATGTAAAACTATATTATGGCAACGCTATCAAACTATCCACAACCTCAACAGGTATTGATGTTACTGGTAGTGTTACTTGTGATTCAATA